ATGTCACTGCTGGCAACGTTTATGCTAACTCAGGTACTTTGGGCGCTTCGCTACTTACCGGAACACTTACTACGGCAGCACAGCCCAACGTTACCTCTGTAGGTACATTAACCGGTTTAATTGTTTTAGGTAACATCAATGCTTCAAATGTTTCTGCTAATCATTTCGGTAGTGGCGCCGGACTGTCTAATATTAACGGAAGCAATGTTACTGGTTTAGTAGCAAATGCGACTTATGCAACTACCGCAGGAAATATTTCATCTATCCCTTCAGGGACAAAGATGTTGTTTGCACAGTCAAGCGCACCTGCTGGCTGGACTAAACTAACATCAAATGATAATGCTGCATTGAGAGTGGTTTCAGGTGGCGCCGGCAGCGGAGGAACAGTAGGATTTACTACTGCATTCAGTGCAACATCAGTTTCAGGAACTACAGGAAGTACCTCACTTTCAGAAGCACAACTGCCAATTCACCGACACTTTGTATCTACTAACGTAGTTAACGGCGGCGCACCTTCTTCGGTTAACTCATTAGTTCGTCAACGAACTACTGCCGGAGATAGCGATTATTACTTAGAGGGTACTTCTGCCGAACCTTCAGTATTGCGGTCTAGCGCAACGGGTTCAGGAGCAGGACACGATCACACATTTTCTGGTAGCCTTAACTTAGCAGTTAAATATGTAGACGTTATTATAGCGCAGAAAGATTAAGGTTGTTATGAAGCTAGAGCCAGGTAAATACTGCCCGCTCATTAAAAAAGATTGCATAGGCTTACAATGTTCTTGGTTTATGTTGGTTAGGGGTAAAAATCCCCAATCAGGGCAAGACGTTGATGAGTGGGGATGTGCTATGACATGGCTCCCTGTTCTATTGATAGAAAACAGTCAGCAGCAGCGACAAACAGGCGCCGCAGTTGAAAGTTTCAGAAACGAAGTGGTAAAAAGTGCAGAGGACGTAGCTCAACGCATGTTACAAAGTACTGAACCAAACGTGATACAAATTTTTGGCGGTCAGAGCAGCCCACTGTTGCCTTGACAGATAATGATATTATAATGATAAATAAAATTAACGGAGTGATTTAAAAATGGCATATACGATTGTAAAAAGTGATGGTAATGTTTTAACTACCATCCCTGATGGTACAATAAACACAACTAGTACCTCGTTAGGTCTACCCGGTCGCAACTATGCAGGATATGGTCAGGCACTTGATACTAACTTTGTCCATCTGACGGAAAATTTTGCGGATAGCACTGTTCCGCCAAATCCTCTTAGAGGTCAGCTTTGGTGTGATACTAGCGCCGGCACAGTAGTTATGAAAGTCTGCCCAGCAGACGGCACTACTAATGCTCTTGCATGGTTAACTTTAGCTGCTACTAGCTCAGGCAACGCAACTTCATTCGGCGCACTCACTGTAACCGGAAACATTACAGCTAACAACATTACAGTCACAAACGAAATTTCAGCAAACTTAGGCACTCTAAGCTTCTTAACTGTTTCAGCTAATGCTAATATTGCAAATGCTAATATTACTTCAGCAACAATAGGAACTACAACAACTACCGCAATTACTACTGGTTCGTCATCGACTGCCGGTACAATGACCGGTGTTTGGACTCACACAGGTTCAGGTACTGCTAATAGTATTAACGGAACTTCAATGTGGGTAACTGGTGGTAACTTAGTAATCACTGGTTCAGGAAATATTGGTATCAGAACTGATTATTATTACTACGCAAATGGTTCACCAATCTCATTTGCAGGTACATATAGCAATACTAACGTTGCATCTTATCTAGCAACAGCAAATATTCCAATTTTAACCACTACTACTCAAGCAACCACACTAACAACAGGTGCTTCTGGTACTGCTGGTACAATCACTGGTAACTGGACTCTCAGTGCTAGCTCACGACTCAACGCTACTTACGCTGACCTTGCAGAACGCTTTGCAGCCGATGATGTATACGATGCAGGTACTGTTGTTGAACTTGGCGGTAAAGATGAAATCACTGCGGTTCAATATGAACTTTCAGAAGATGTATTTGGTGTTATCTCTGATACTGCTGCGTATTTGATGAATGCGGGAGCAGGTAATGATACAACTCACCCACCGGTCGCAGTATCTGGTCGTGTGCAAGTTAAAGTTACCGGAATTGTTAAAAAAGGTGATCGCCTTGTTAGTGCAGGTAACGGCATTGCTCGTGCTGCTAGAGCCGGCGAAGCAACACATTTCAATGTCATCGGTAGAGCGTTAGAAGACAAAAATGGTGATGGCATAGGCTCTGTGGAAGCCTTCGTATCAATTAAATAATAAGGGAATAACGATGAGTTACGCACAATTTGGTACAGTACAAGCTACTGACTTCAATACACTAGTTGGAGGTAACCCCACTACCACATCAGGCACATTGAATGCTGTATGGGCAACAGGTGGCGGCGCATTTGGTTATGGTCAGACTGCATTAGCAAACGTTACTGTTGGTCAATCAGTTGCAGCAACCGGACAATGGGCAACGCTAGTTGCTAATACTGCAAGTGCTGCAACTCACCAAGGATCATCAATCACTGCTGTTTCCGCCCCGGTTGCAGGTGGTACTATTACATATATTTCAGCTATTCCTACTAACTTAACGACAATCTCTACTAACAAATTGAATGCAGCTACCCAAGGTTCTACAGCTACGAACACTGCAACGTTTGGTTCAACTTGGTCATCAGCACTAACATTTACTCATACTGCAACGTTTGCTAACGGTGATGCTGCCCGGTACTTCTTTAATTCAGGTGGTCAACTTAAGTTAACATTTGCTCAACCAACCGGTACAGCAATGGCTAACGCATATAATACTCTAGCTACAGCCTGCGGGACGCTAGTAATATCAGCACCTTCTTCGGGTACTATCACTGTTGCTAGTACATCATATACTGGCTTCACAAAAATTGGCGGAAGCGGTTCTCCTTCCCCATATTCGACAAACACTGGTTACTATGCGTTAACTACATCAAATGCTAACGTGTTCCTACAAACAACCGGTACTCCAGCAGGGTACACGACATCGTTTATTAACGTACTCGTTAAATCAAATGGTACTCAAGGTTCTAATGGTGATGCCGGCTCAGTAATTACTATCTATTCTGTATGGGATGAAATTCCAAACGGACTTACTGTTACTGCAGGATCTGCTGTCACACTGACCGCTCAGGCACCCGAATCAACAAACATAGCTAATACTTGGGGCACAATCACCTTAGCCGGTACCGTATCAGGATCTTAATTTTTTATAACCCTATAGTATCCATCTAAATACTTCTAGGAGTACATGATGGATACTAAGACCTTAATTACCGAAGCAAAAGCTCGTTTTGCTCACAACTCAGCAAAAGACTATCTACAAGAAAAGTACGATGCTAAGCTACTAGTAGCGGTGCAGGGAGGTCTTTGGAAGGCTGACCAAGAAACTATTTCATTCCTAACAGTTATGATAAACGACTATGATGATAGAGTAGTCATAATGGACACCTTTCAAAACCCAGTACTAGTAGATCGCAGTGAGCTATTAACTAAATTGAAAGATGTTTATAATAGTGTCATGGCGGAATGGTACAATGAGTGGAAAGAGCTAGAAAGCAAAAGATGACCCGCGGTGTAATAATATTTGCTTTTAACAGTGACAAATATAACTATTATGAAATGGCTAAACACGCAGCAAGCCGTGCTAAGCATTTCTTAAATCTACCAGTAACACTTGTGACAGATGAAGACTCCATGCCACCAGGAGAATATGAACACTGGGATAAAGTAGTAAAAATTAATCCAGACAAGAACAATGTTCGTGATTGGGGACAATGGATTAATAAAGGCAGATATTTGGCTTATGACTTGAGTCCATATGAAGAAACTATTCTAATTGATGCTGACTACGTAATCAACTCTGATAAGCTATTAAAGACGTTTGACATTTATGATGACTTTTGTTGTCATGATAGTGTACGATTTTTTATGCGTCAGGGTAATTTCCCTGAGGCATTAAGTCCTAATAGCTATGATGACATTCTATGGGCAACAGTTATTACTTTTAAGAAAACAGAACGGGCAAAGCAAATCTTTGAATGTTTAGAAATGATACAGAAGAACTATGAACACTACGAACACATTCATGGGTTCTTGAATGCCGGATTCAGAAATGACTATGCATTGACTCTTGCACTAAGAATTGTTAACGGTCATACTGATAACCCTAAAGATTTCATTCCGTGGAATCTAATGCACGTAGGAACTAATACTACCATTTACCCTAACAACGAAGGTGAGTTCAATACTGAATACACAATCATATTTGACAGTTGGCAAAAACTCAAAATCAAAAAAGAGTATAATGTTATTAAAGACATGGACTTCCATCTGATTAACAAGGATCTTTATGCAAGGATTATTGACAATGGATAAGGGTTTTGTAATTATGGCGCAGGGTGATGACTATGTTACTTGTGCTAAAGCATTAGAGCTTAGTATAAAGCGAACAATGCCGGACGCTAATGTAACAATCATTACTACTGAAATGCTTCCCTATGGCGACCAAGCTCCTGACACATTTTGGAAGTTACAGAATGATTGGCAAGTATATGAAGCATCTCCCTATGAGTACACTATTAAGCTTGAAGCAGATATGTACCTCCCGCAATCAATTGATTACTACTGGGATGTATTGAAAGAACGAGACGTAGTAGTGTCTACTAACATTCGTAACTTTAGACAGGATATCAGTGATGTTCGTTATTATCGTAGATTCATCGATGACAACAACCTCCCCGATACATATAACGCTATTACATATTTCAGAAAGAGCGAACTAGCCGAACAGTTTTTTAGTATCGTGCGTGATGTATTTGAGAACTGGGAAGACTATAAACATATCTTAAAGTGTAAGGTTGACGAACTTTGCACAACTGACTGGGCATATGCTATTGCTGCACATATATTAGGTGCAGAGAACACAACTATGCCTCAGTTTGATGCAATGTCAATGGTACATATGAAACAATACATCAATGGTTCTGCTACAGAAAACTGGACTGATTCATTGATATGTGAACTATTACCCCACACCTTCCGCATCAATACTATCCCGCAAGTATATCCGGTACACTATCATGTAAAGAATTTTGCTAACGTAATATTGGAGAAGTTCGGTGAGTGATGAAGAAGAATATGTAATTGTTTGGGAAGCCCCAGAAATTGTTAAGCCGGAGTTTCGCCTTTACTATGATAAGCGTGGAAACGTATTGTTTTATACTTGTGAGAAGCCGGAAGGCGATTATATTGTAATTGATGCATTGACTTACGCAGAGTCTAGACCTGATATCAAGGTAGTAGACGGAAGAATTGTTAGAGGCGGTGCTAGTACACTAAGTTCTAGGTTACATAGAAGCACTGAAGGCACTCTATGTGAAGCTGAAGATGTCAGTATTGTTACTGAAACTGTTGGACAGTACTGGAAGTTAGAAACAAAATCTCTGTGACATAGAGCTTTCTATTACACATCACCGGTGTTAGTAGAAGGAAACGCACGGCCTGCGCCCCAAATAATTCTTACTGCGCCGTCACCGCCTGGACCGTTTTCATTAGAAACTTCAGCACCGCCGCCGCCGCCGCCATATGCGCCACCGGTTGACGGCGATCCGGCAGACCCTGGGTTTGCTGATCCATTCGCTCCGCCAGAACCACCAAAGCCGGGAGTGCCATTAGATGCGTTATACGTTCCACCAGCACCGTTATCACCTTGACCAAGTATTCCTACACCACCGCCAGCACCCGCAGCATCAGCAGTACCACCAGCTCCCCCTCCACCGCCACCACCGCCGGAACCAGATCCTGCGTTGTTAGTATCTATATTGCCGGCGTTACCACCGTTTCCTGAATACCCGCCAGCTCCACCTCCACCGGTAGCATCAGCGGCTGAAATATGTGAGGGAACATTACCACCGTTTCCGCCACCGTCCCCAGTATAAGTTCCACCAGTTGCACCAGAATTAAGTACTCCTCCCCCACCACCAAAACCAGCAACGGTTGCAGTACTTATAAAATAACTATCACCGCCGTTCCCTGCCGCAGTACTTGTTGCCCTAACTCCCCCAGCTCCTACTACTACAGTATAACTTGATCCAGGGGTGACAGCTATATTATTTTTCCAACCAAGACCACCACCAGCGCCGCCCCAACCACCACTGTTGTTCTGACTTTGCCCACCGCCACCACCACCAACACAAACAACACACACACTGGTTACTCCTGCGGGAGCTGTCCATGAGAATGTACCAGGAGAAGTAAAGGCTTCCTGACCTACAACATCCGCCGCGGAAATTGCTAGTCCATTTCCAAACGTCAGCCCGCCGGTGATAGTTATGCCCATATCTTACATCCTTTGCTGTATTTATTCTACATAGTACGTTGCTTAGCTTAAATATAAGCATGGACGACATTATTGATATCGCAGATTTAGACTGCATTTACCTAAGCTACGACGAACCTCAAAAAGAGGAATTCTGGTTAAAGATTAAGAACATGGTACCCTGGGCTGTCAGAGTAGACGGCGTTAAGGGAAGCGATGCTGCACACAAAGCAGCAGGAGAAGCATCTACTACAGAACGCTTCATTCTTATTGATGGTGATAACATGCCTGATGAGAACTTCTTTAATCTACAGCTAGACTTTACAGACAAAGACCCTAATTACAAATTAGCGCAGTATCGTTGGAGAGCAGTTAATGCTATCAACGGGCTACGCTATGGCAACGGCGGAATGTCGTCCTGGACAAAAACATACGTTGCCAACATGAAGACCCATGAGACAAGTGAC